ACTGCAGCTCTCAGATCAGGCATTTTCGCCTTCATGCTGCGCAGGATTGTGATAACTGTATCTACATCCGCTCCCCAGGGCGCTTCGACTAAAAGCTCACCACCACCATCTTGCAGTCTATTCAAAGCACTACTTAAATTCTCTGCAACTTTTTCTCGATTATTTGCCTCGGGTTGCTTAATATCACCAACGCTAGACCATTCATAATTCGTATTACATAACTTTGTGGCACATGCACTAATTCTTGTCCAGATTTCATCTTCATCAAGCTCTGCAGATACAAAACCAACTTTTAAACCACCTTTTACAAGGCCAACGGCAGCATTAACACCAAGAATTGTTTTACCAACACCAGTGCGAGCAGCAAGGGTAAAAAGCCGTCCACCATTGAATATTGTCCCAGGTGGATATACACCGCCTTCCATGTCTAAATCCATTGCGGGTATCGTTGTAGTTACTGGCTGTATCACTTCTTCTGCCCGCAAAACCTTGTCGATCAATCCTGGCCTGCCTGTGTTGCCAAAAAGAATATCTCCCATTGTTTTGGCGTTGCCTTGCTGGCCAATTGACCCGCGAAGCATGCCTAAGCACTCCATCAATTTTGATTGTTGAAATTCAATCGTCTTTTCCATCTTTGTATCAGCACGATGTGCCTGCATAACTGCATGCATGGTATCTGAGTAAATAGACTTTACTCGTGCTTGCCTTAAAAGATCTAGGGCAACACCCCATTCAGAAGCAGCATCGCCATAGGCATCCAAAGAATCTGGAGAACTAAGTTCATCTACAGCTTGTTTGAATGCATCATAAGAAACCCCTTGTGGATTATTTGGCAGTGATTGATATTCATGTAATAATGATTTACGACTAATAAGTTCTGAGTTCCTTTCACCTAAAAAGGTGAAATCAATCTCGTTACCTATTGCCCTGAATGTCTTAGTAGACCATAGCGATAACGGTACTGATTGATCATGCGCCACGCCAAGGCTAATCCTAAGTTGCGACCAAAGCTCACGGGCAACACCGCTTGGAGATGACAATACCCTGGCAAGAATTATAGATTCCTGAACTGTTGTGCTTTCATTTTTAACAATTGTTGTAGGCTGAATCTTTTCAATGACACGGCTAATCCCAAGTATTGTCTCGCATGATTGCTCTGAAACTCCAATGATTTTGCCATCAGCTTCCTGAAGAAGGCCAAGCTCTACAGCGTGCTGAATGTAACTTGGGAAAAAGCTCATAGGAAATCAGGGATGTACAGAAAACGTGCTTGACCTCGATAGGTCCATGTTACTGGGTTTTCCTCGGATGTAATAAAAAAGATTTGAGCTACATTATCAGGCCTTTCGGGAGTCGCTGAATCATCAAAATATTTTTGCCGTTGTTCATCATTTTCAAAGTGCATAAACTCTACAGAGTTTATAGAAGGGTCGTAAGATTGATACCACTGCAACCAATGCTGTTTGTTGCTTTTATCAAATCTTGGCTTCATGTGAGCCGCACCACTCCTGTAAAATTGCTCAACAGCGATAAACTTTTTATCAGGAATATCAAGAGTGCCAAATACACTTCCAATTCTAAAATTACCACCTGTTGGCCACCATTTATCTTCCTTTAAGCCTGCTAGCACTTGCTCTACGAATTTGGGATAGTCAGGCCTACTGATACCAAGCCTTTTTGCTTGTGTTTCTAAACCAATAAAAGCAATTTTATCGATGTTTTCTTTCATCGTTAAGTACATTTCTGGCTTCTTCTCATCCCATACTTTTTTGATTTGCTGCCAACTTTCCTTAGCAGTTATGCCGGATGGTTTTCTTCTTGGCTGTGAGTCTATGGCCTCACTGATAGTATCTGGGCCTTTCTTTTTTGGCCTTGTATTAATCTTGTCGCCGTCAACATCTACGGGTTTTACATTAATTTCGTCAGGTATTTTTACCTGAACAATACCATCACCAATTCTTATGCCTCCAAGCTCTATCAAGCGTGTAAATGATCGATGAAAGTTGCTATATGGCACACCAAGCATACTTGCACAGCCTTTTTTGCCACGTTCGATATAAACCTCAGTGTCTTTTCTGCAAAGGCTAAGTAACTGCATCCACGTCACTTTTAACGACGCAGGCCAATTACCATTCAAGATTTCATTGGGCACAACAGTGTAATTAGCAGTCGTACATGGTCCGGCGATACGCATGCGAGGGAAGGGTGTGTGAGTGCGTCGAGCTGTTTCTGGAAGCCTTGCTTTGGTCAGTAAGAACAGTCTGCCAAGGGCGGCAACTGGAAAGTACATGCCTTGCCAAAGCTGTCAAGGGGACTGTGATGCGTTTTTGGGGTTTATGTTCATTCACACACTTTTTAACCTATCTTATTGATAGTCTCAAGTGAGAATTCGATGGCCTCCAGCAAACGTCTAGAAAAGTTTTCCACAGACTCTCGACACCTTTCTTTTGGCTGTTTCCACAAGTTTTCCACAGGGCCTTCGATCATCAAAATGACAACCCGATCATCAAAATGACAACCGGCTCGATCATCAAAGTGACAACCCAAAAATCATCAAAGTGACAACTCTCGATCATCAAAATGACAACCCCTCTATATATGAAATACATATGAAATACACGTTGAAGTACCGCGCGTGACCAGGAAACCAAGGGGATGGAAGGCCAAGTCCAGGGCGGCCTACGAGGACGGTGGAGAAGCCATCGGCAAAATCATGCTCTGGAATCCGGAGCGCGAACCTGAGATTTGGCGTCTCATCGCCGGCACGCAGCTTTGGCCTCGGTGGTACCTCTCCGCATTCCGGACGCACTACATTCGGGACAACCCGACCGACTACTCGCTCTGGAAAAACCGCAAATGGCGCAAGAAGCACCAGAAGGCACGGGCGGAGCGTGACCTAAAAAGGAAACGCAGGCAGGCAAGAGAGTCCCTGGAGAAATAACTCTCTACGATCAAAACAGTTTTTCTGATCACACCGATGGCTGAAATTCAAAACCTTGCCGGAGTTGCGACAAGTGATCTTGTTGACAAGATCGGTACCGGACGTTTTGAAGCCTGTTATATCAACTGGGCACGTACCGCCAACCTGCTTCACCAGCATGCCCCTGGCTGGATGGTTGATTACATCCCGGCTGCAGATGGCGGCTTGCTTCATCGTTCGCCCGTTGGCGGCTACCTGCTGATCGGTTTTAAGCATCAGGACGGGACGACCACCCCGGCAGTTCCGCAGGCGGTGATGGACAATCGCAATAAGTCAATTGATTTCGACAGCATCACGTCACGCGACATCACGGACACTCAGCGTCGGGGCATGTGCATGGCAGCAGCCATGACGTTTGGGCTTGCATTTGAGCTGTGGGCCAAGATGCCAATGGAATCTGGCTATGCCGCTCAAGGAGGCGAGCAAGGCCCAAAAGAAACAACAACAGGTACTCCCCAACAGGCCCCCTCTGCGGCGGATGCCAAGGGATCTAGCCCTACCGAGGCAGCGTTCCGCGAAGCAGCCACCAAGATGGGCGTAAATACGGCTGTAATTGACACTTTGGTAGAGAAGCTCAACGGAGCTTTTGCCAAGGGCCTGGAGACGCTTCAGAAGACCACTGGTGAGGCCTTAAATGCCAAGTACGGATCAGCTGCGCTTAAGGAAAAGAAAACCACTGCCAGTCAATGGTGATCTCTTAAGTTTTTGTCAATATTTTTCAGGAGTAATTGTTGACATTTCGCTTGAAGGGGGTTGACACCCCTTTCAGGCTTCTCATAATCCAACAGTGCTGACGCTCAATCCCTTGCAAACAGACCCCGTAGCTCGTTGGCTTGATCAAGCCTCCAGGTATCCAGTCTTGCCTAAGGCAGAAATTATCGCTCTTGCAAAAAGGCGTGACGCATTAGACAAGAATGACGTTGCCTACCAGCAAAAGTATCTGAAAATCATTAACAAGATTACGCAGCATAATCTTTTGCTCATCAAGAAGGTCGTTGACATTTACGTCAGCAAACGCCAGACACTTCATGCTCACAGCGACGTGGTTCCTGATCTTCTTCAGGCAGGCTTTTCCGGGCTTCGAAGGGCCGCTGAGCTGTACGACGGAACACGAGGATATACCTTTAGCACCTACGCAATCCCATGGATTCGCCAGGCAGTCTCTAGGCAGGGTCATGTCTTGCAAAATGTTGTTTACATTCCCGAAGGCACTTTCCGTGCTGCAATTCACTACAAGCAGACCGGAGAAATTTCAGAATTGACCACTGGCACCAAGAACCCACGGTTGTTGCGGTCAGCTGTCCAGTCGATGGATGTTGGTTCGCTAGATATCGATGTTATGACTGGTCATGCCACCGGCCACGGAAGCTCAAGGAGTAATGATCCGCTTACGCGGATGGAAACTATTTCAGAAGCAAACAAATTGATTGCTAATGAACCATCTTCTGATTATGGAAAGCTTTTGGACGAATTTATGAGCAAGGCTGGCATCAAAGGCAAGACTGCAGAGCTTATCCATGCCTACGGGCGGCTAGGTCGTATTGACAGTGCTGCTCGTGTAGTTGGTATCACCGCAAACGATGCTCGCCGTATTAAAAAAGCTGCTTTACAAAGGATGCGTGGTTTAGTGACAAAAATGGATGAAGAAAAACGTGAGATGTGGGCTGCCTACCTGGCTCGCTAAAATGTAGTAAACCATTCTTTTGACTATCAATGGCACAAGCAACTGTTTCTGGAACTGTTGTCTGCAAAGAGGGCCAGAGCCCAGTTACTCTTCGGGAGTTGACTCCCAGCTACAAGGTCGCTGAGTTTAGCGTTCGGGACACTGAGTATTTCTACTATAAAGGCGACGATAAGCCCGGACAGTTCTACTCGGTGCAAGTCACAGGCAAGCAGGCTGAATTCCTTTCGGATCGCATTGAGCGTGGCGACTTTGTGTCTGTAACAGGCCAGCTTGTGCAGCGTGTCTGGAAAGACAAGGTTTACCTGGACGTAAAAGATGCTCGGGTCAACCAACCTTATAAAGACACTGCATCCAGCAGTTCGCCGTTTTGAATCAAGGCCTCCTTCGGGAGGCTTTTTTACTATTTGGAATTATTTACTAAAGGATTTGACTTGATGGATCTTAAGGAATCGATTGCTTGCCCAAGTTCAATTGGGTTGCTTCATGATGTCACGCCGCAATTGACCTTTGCGAATGTAAGAGCGTTTGTGTGGGCGATTCTTTTGTATCAGGGGCACATCAGCATTTCTGACGCACTCGGGTCAATTACACCTGTTTGCGGTACCTGGGAATTGCGAACTGACTGGCAAGACTGCTCTGAAGAAGCTTGTGACATTACACGAGCACAATGGCTGGTCGAGCAAGTTATTGGCGA